AAGCAATTATCTATGCCCGGTACAGCTCTGAGCGTCAGACTGAGCAGAGCATTGAGGGACAGCTCCGCACCTGCTATGAATTCGCAGAGCACGAACAGATCGAGGTGACCGGCGAATATATCGACCGTGCTATCTCCGGAACTACAGACCACCGTCCTCAGTTCCAGCGCATGATCTCAGACTGCAAGCACCTGGACATCGACTATGTCATTGTCTACAAGCTCGACCGCTTCGCCCGTAACCGCTACGACAGCGCTATCTATAAAGCCAAGCTGAAGCAGCATGGCATCAGGCTGCTGTCGGCAATGGAGAAGATCACAGACAGTCCTGAGGGCATTATCATGGAGGGACTGCTGGAGGCTATGAATGAATACTACTCCGCCGAACTCTCCCAGAAAATAAAGCGTGGTATGCGTGAGAACGTCATCAAAGGCAAGACCACAGGCGGAAATGTCGCCTTGGGCTATCGCATAGGAGCTGACAAGCGCTTTGAGGTGGTCGAGGAACAGGCAGCTATAGTCAGGAAGATCTTCACAATGTATGCGGAAGGAAGCTCCTTCGCCGAGATCATCACGGAGCTGAACAGCGCCGGTCTGAAGACAAGCCGGGGAAATCCATACAATAAAAACAGTATCAGCAGGATCCTTTCAAATGAGAGATACATCGGCAGACATGCCGTCAAAGGCGTTGATGAAGTCGCTCATTGCCCACGGATCGTAGATGACGAACTGTTCAACACTGTACAGCGGAAGCTCTCTGAGTCACGAACCAAAAGAAGGCACCGGAATAATCACGATTATCTGCTTTCTGGTGTCCTGCACTGCGGTGAATGTGGTCAGCGTATGACAGGCACAAGCGGGACCTCAAAGCGTGGGAAGCTGTATTTTTACTATTATTGCCATAATAAGTGCTATGGACGCATCAATGCTTCTTACCTGGAAGAACTGATTTTTAAGGTCATTGATGATTATTTGCAGTCGGACAAAATGAAGGCTGTTGCTAAGATCGCATTCACTGAGTATCAGAAGCAAATCGTCGATAACTCAGAGCTCCTGACTGTCCAAAAGGAGATCAAAACAATTGATAAAAAACTCGCAAACGCAACAAAGGCAATTCTGGAAGGCTTGATCTCGGAAACGATCAAGAATACCATCTCGGAACTTGAGGCGCAAAAAGACGAGCTCATTGTCCGGGAAAACCACCTCAAGCAGAAGGCTCCTGAGCTTACTCTGGAAATGTTTGAGACTGCTGTGAAAAATCTCGCTGCTGTTCCCTGCGCTAATCTGATCGACAGTGTTATCAGCAGAATAGACCTTTTCGACGATCATATCATAGTATATTTCAGATTGTTCGATATTGACGGTAGTGAGCCTGATAAGATCCAGGTTGCGCTATCTGAGCTGTGTTCGGATAAAGGTGCATCGCCTCCACCAACCGACACATTATACGCGAAAGGGTATCTGCTTATATGTATGCCCTTGAGAGTGACCGTCTGAATCAGGCGGTTTTTCTTTTTCTTAAAGCAAAAATCTCCCCTCCAAAACCGGAAGGGAGATCCATGTCAGCATACGATCGGGAAAAATGGGAAAAGGTAATGTCAAAACGAGTAGAAAAATGCTGACGAAACAAGTATACCACAAAAGCCGGGAGCGGTCAATGCTCCCGGCTGTCTTGTTTTGTCGAAATCTGTCATTGCTCCTCCAGCAGCCCTGAGTATTTCTTGTCGTCAATGACGAGCGTGACCTGCTTCTTCGTCTTGGCAGGAGCAGCGAGCGGCTTCTGATAGCCGTTGAGACCGGCTGCTTTGATGATCGCCGGGTAGTCCTGGTAAGCCTCGTCAAGATCCACGTTTCCGGAGATGCCGCTGACGGTGCCGGTGCTGGACTTCTGCCACAGACCATAGCTTCCGCTGTAGTCGGGCTTGCTGACGCCGTAGTGAGCCACCCAGACCGCATAGCGCTTCCTGATGTCGTCCTCGATGTAGTCCCGGATATGATACGCTGACATATACAGTCCAACAAACCAGCCGGCGGATTCCACCTTCCGCAGGAAAGCCCGGACGATCTTCGAGACCTGAGCCCTGCCCAGCCGCAGCACCGCCGGTTCCTCCACATCGAAGAAAACCGGATATTCCAGCTGCCGTCCCCTGATGATCTCCAGGCAGACCGCTGCTTCCTTCTCGGCTTCAGCCTCCGTCCGGGCGTAGCTGTACCAGTAGACTCCGCAGGGCACTCCTGCCGCCTTTGCTCCGGAATAGTTCTGCTCGAATTTCGCGTCCTTCTGGGACAGCTCCCTGCCGTAGCCTGCCTGGATAATTGCGAACTCGACGCCGGACGCCCTGACTTTCTTCCAGTCAATGTCGCCCTGCCAGCGTGAAACGTCAATTCCTTTTTTCATCGTTGCCCTCCTTTAATGACTCCTTGATGATCTCCAGACTCTCCTCAATCGAGGTCAGAGCCTTTGTGATGGTCTCGGTGAATTTGTTGTCCTTGTAGATGAAGTACGCCAGCAGAGCTATGGCGCTGCCGTTGTTGATGACCATTGTGATGATGTTTTCCATTGTGCTACCTCCTCAGTTCAGCTTCCGGGCGAAGAGCGTGAAAGCGTTTCCAGCGGTGGACTGGAAAGTTGCCGCCAAGCCGTCATAGCTTGTGGTGATGTCCGCACTCATCTGGTCGATTATCTCCTTAATGTACGCCCTTGTTGTTGTGCTATTCAGAAAATAGATATTAGCGTAAGAGCCGAAGGTGATGATTACCAGGTACGCCGAGGACTTATCGAGCGTGATCGTCTTGGTAGATGTGCCGCTTGCGGTTTGGTAGATATAGCCACCTACCCAGTCGTCCACGGCTGCTTTGTCGGCGGTGGTGTAGTCGTTGGTGCTGAGCCCTTTGCCGGTTTCCTTGTCTACCTTGCCGGTGTCAAGGTCGTGCAGAGCCGTGTCGATGATGTCGGCGTTGCCGTTGAGTACGGATATATCGACCGGATCCGTGCCGGCGGGCTTGCTCAGCCCGAAGTTAGGTGTTTGCGTTGCCATACTTGGCGACCTCCTCCCATGTGTACTGAGACATCTCGTCCCAGGTGTATGCGCTGGCATCGTACCAGCTTCGTATGCTTCGCAGCCTCATGTCCTTCAGCGCCGCTGAGGTGGCTGCTGCCTGCTTGTCCTCCTGAGTTCTGCCGCTGCTGATAGTCGCGCCCATGAAGGTGGGACGGATCAGCGACGCCCTCAGCGATCCCAGGGTCATGCTGAGGATCTCGCCGGTGACTCTGTCATACTCCACAGCACTGATCTGCATTTCCGTCTCCAGCTCCAGCTCCGGACAGTAGACCGTTCCCCGGTCGCCGTAGCGGTAGTCTTGCAACTTCCGGAAATCTTTGTAGCGCGGGTCGTTTTTCAGCGCCGCCAGCCGCACTGTCACCGTGACCTTCGGCGCTGCTATCTGAGCCCAGAGCGCTTCCTTGTCGCGGTTCAGGCGCTCATAGTTCTGCTCAAATCCCAGGTCGTCGGCGTATGTGAACTTGATGAACTTCGTCCTGGGGTGGTGGATCGCCCAGCGTGTTTCCGGCGTATAAGTCGACGCCGACCAGTTGCCGAAGTTGTCCTCCACGATGAGATTCGTCACCAGCTCCGTGAAGTCCACCTCGTACTCGATCTCTGTCATGTCCAGGGAGTAGCGGAGGTAAAAGGCGTTATCCTTGGCGAACTGCATACGGTGACATATCGAGAAATAGAAATTGTCCCGGAACAGCTCGCCGCCGAGCACATTCAGCAGGCAGTCATCTATGCCCACGATCGAGCCCCACAGGCTCGTCGCTGTCAGGTCTATCGCTCCGATCGGGTCGGTGTAGTCCGTGTAGCTGTCGAAAATGTAGCGTGGGTAGTAGATCGCCTCCGGGGGATCGTACTGGTGACTTGCTACCTTGACGTAGGTCAGGAAGGCTGTGGGCGTGCCGCCGCTCCAGGTTCCGCGACCGTCTGCCACTAGGTCTCCTGCCATGTCGCCGGTGATGTGCCGGGCGTGTATGTAGTGCAGCCGCCCGTTCTCGCTGAGCTGCGGACGCTGTATGTCGATGCGGAAAAGCTGTCCGTCCACCTTGATGACGTTCTCCACTATCAGCGTTTTCCACTTGTCCCACTCGTCTATCGGGTGAGTCAGCTCGATGTCCCAGCGGTCATCGTCGTGGTGCTCGATGCAGCTGACCGGGTCGAGGATAGCCAAACCGTTTCCGTCAAAGCCGTCCTGCGGCGTGCTGATGTCGTAGCTGCAGATCACGTTCTCGCGCTCCAGCCCCCATATATCCACGCCGATGCCTGGAACGTCCGGGAGCAGTTCGTGATACGGGTAGCCGTTGTTTACAAGCGGATTTATGCGCCAGAGGGCTTTCGGGTAGGGCTTCTCCATAGGACTCGCCGGAAGCTCCGGAAAAAGGTCATTTGTCGGATATCCGTCTGCTCCTATGTGCCAGACGTACCCCGGAGCTGTCACTGTGCAGCTTATAATTTCTGATGGCGTGATATTGCCGTTATCAGAGTAGCGGAAGACCAGTCTGATGAAGGTGATCCCCGCATATGAAGACAGGTCAAAACTTGCCGGACTTGTGACCCAGTACTGATCCACAGTCGCTACAGACTGATCGGCGCTGCTATAGCCGCGCAGCTCTACGTCTACTTGCTTGCCGGTCGAGGCAGTGATCTCCACAGTCAGCCTGCTGGGGCTTGGTGCCGGAAGTGCGATATACCCTTCGGCTCGGAGGCGGTTGCTTTGTTCTATGTCCCGACCATAGTTATCAACATTTCCGCTAACAATATCTGAAATTACGATTACAGAATCAGCCATTTGTATCAATCCTCCCCTATTGGGAAACCTATACTACTAAGATATGAAGCATCTTTGAGCTGCTCATCTGTAACACCAATAAGATACTGAGCGCCGTCAGTGGGCGTGGCTATGGTGCTGTTGTAGACAGTCATAGAAGTGCCGGAACCAGCCACAAGTGACGGCACAGCAGCATTGATTATGTTATCATTTCCGGATTCGATTATCAGCTTGTCCATTGAGCCGCAGATCAGGCAGTTGTTTATGATCAGGCGGTCTCCGTAGTCCATTGAAGAACTGCCCGATGTGCCAGGATAGGTCAGAGACTTTCCCTCAAAGATTATCAGCGAACTATTCGCGGTCGGCTCAGCTGAGCCGCTGAATCTGAATCCACAGTGGAAAAGTCTCGCATTCGGTGCCTTTACATTAAAGCTGCACCCTTTATCTGAGCACGGAGAAACCAGCAGTTGAAGCAGTGTCGGCTTATCAGATGCCGCTCCTACAACTACATCAGATGACGAAAAATAACCTGAAGCGGTTATGCCGTAGAATCGTGTTCTGTAGTCTGTAGGAAATCCTCCGGTATTGGCAAGCCCAAAAAGCCGCACACCGTAGACGTTTTCAAAGTGAATGTCATAGATGTTCTGTGTTCTGTAGGCGAAAGAAAAAGCGTAGTCGGCTGTAGAATGCAGATTCTTTATCCTGAACCCATTTCCGAAAAGATTCCCTATGGTGAAGGGGATCGCAGCACTTATCTCAGGTTCAACGTCGTTCATGTCCAAAGTATAAGCCGGCAGCGAGCCATACTCAGTATAGGATTTTGATAAAATCGTCTTAAAATCAGCCCATACCTCAGAAGCGGTCATGGATGATGGATTAAAGGTATATGGGTCTGCTTGCGTGCCTGTGCCTGTTATCATTATAACCACCTCTCTTTCACATTGAGCGTGACGTCGCCGGTCACGCTGCCGCTGTACATGACCACATTCATGCCGGTGTGAAGCAGCGGATAGCTGCCTTTCGTGATCTGATTCACCGAGATCTTCCCGCCGTCGGTTTCGTAGTAGGTCACCTGCACGTCGCTGTCCACGATGAGCTCCTTGCCTGCCAGCTCCGCCGGCACCGTGATACAGAACGCCAGACCGTTGGTGTTGAGCCAGACCTCGCCTGCCGCTGAGGGCGTGAAGCGTATCTTCGGCGCTGACCAGACCGTCCCGACGTTTTCCACTTGCGTGTAGCTCGTGCCGATCGTCACCACCGTGGGCTCCGCTGCATAGGCGAAGGGCTGGAGCGTCGCCGTCAGCGCGAAGGCTGCGGTCTGGAGCGCTACCGCTTCCGGTATGATCGGGCGGAGGTGTGCGGTGAGTATCTCGTCAGGCGCCGGGCTAAGCACAAGCTGTCCGCTGCCGCTGAGTGCCTGATATACCCGGCGGACTCTCTCCGGCGTGGCATCGAAAAGCGCCGCCTCGATGTTCATTGGCTCGTTGGCATAGCTTTCAGACACCTGCATGAACTTCCGGGGAGCTCCGGGGCGTGTGATCTCGTTGACCTCCGCGCCCCAGGTGGGACGGATCAGCGGTCGGGTGATGATAAGGTCGTCGCTGCTGTTCCAGCCGTTGAATATGATGTAGCCCATGCTCACACTCCTTTCGCGTTATCCATGATGCGCTCGGCCGTGGACATATCCTCGGCGAGCCTGTAGACGTCGTAGCTGCCCTTGATAACAGCCGTGACGGTGTTGTTGTATATCTTTGTGGTTCCGCCTGCTCCTCCCGGAGAGGTCTGCACCGGCGTATTCTGGGCGTTTCGGGTCAGTGGAGTGATCCGGACGCCGCCGTTCATCACTTCCAGGAGCTCCGGTCCGGCTTCGGCGACGATGCCCTCGTGACCGATACCCAGAAAACCGCCGGTGGCGTAGTGGGAAGACGACCAGCTAACAACGCCTTTTTCTCTCATATACCTTGCGTCAGATTCGCTGTTGATGCTGTTCTCGTTTATGAGTTCGTTGTGCTCATACAGATCCTGTGTCCATTCCTGAATGCTGTTCCTCAGATTTTCACCGAAAACATCACCTATCTCTCGGCCGGTTTTCTCAGCCCATCTGATAAGCCCTACGATATCAACACCATTGTACTCATCGTCGAAGCTGTCGAATCCGTTTTGCGCATTCTGCCTGAACAGACGGATAAATTCATCTCCCGTCAGGCTTCCGGTGTCAAGACCCCATTTCAACAACTCCTGAATATCGTACCCCTTATCAAGCTGATCCTGCACTATGGTGGTGTAGTTCTTCTTGAACTCGTCGCCGACATCCTCGCCGGAATTCAGACCCCACCGCAGCAGGTCACCGATGTCGTAGGCTTTGTCGAGCTGCTTCTGTACAACTTCAGAGAAGTCGTCCTTGAATACGTCTCCCACATCTACACCGGAATCCTTCGCCCACTCACTGAGTGCAGAGATATCGTAGCCCTCGTCAAGCATTTGCTGGACGCCTGTCTTGAACTCGTCGGAGAAAAGCGCACTGCCCTTCTTGCCGAGCTGTTCCTGTCCGATCTTCACTGTCTCTTCTACAGCACCGAGGAAAGCATCTATCTCCGCCTGACTGCCTGACTTCACGGCAAGACTCATCGAAGCCGTCATTTTCGCAACAGCCTCATCGTATGCCTTTGTCCTCTCGTCGAGAGTGGCTTCCTCGTCCTTCAGTATGGCGGCATTTGCGTCCTCCTGGGCGTAGAGTATGCCGGAAATATCATCGTAGCGCTCCTCAGCAAAGGCGGTCTCGGCTTCGTCAAGCTTGGTCATATAGTCCACCGCTTCCATATAGCTGGCTCTGGCGATGTTCATGTCTGCTCTGATCTCACCAACAGATTCCTTTGCTCTGAGGTATCGTTCGGCAGCTTCGACCGCTTCGCTATAATGATCCATGCCGAAACCGCTGTGATCATCCGCAAATTTAGCCGGATCATATTCATTAACTGTGAAGCCGGTCAGCCTTTCAAAATCAGCCGCCGCCGCGTTCATTTCTTTTTCCTTTTCAGTCTTCTGGGAATACAGTTCGGAATACTGCGCAGCAGCCTCCTCCTTGTTCTTAGCCATTCCCGAAGACATTGCAAGGTAGTCGTCAAGATATGCCTCCGCCTTCTTCTTGGCGATGACCGTATCTATCTCAGCAGCAAGGTTCTTGTAGTTGTCTATCTGGTTCCCGGTCATGGAATATTCAGTTCCCAGAGCGTCATTCAGCTCGCCCAGAATGTACTCAGCCCTGACACGGTCTGCGTCCTGGACCCTTCCGCTTGCATCGGTGAGATTGTCCAGTTCCTTCCATAGAGACTCTGTCCGGGCGGTCTCGGATTCGATATCCTTTGCCCGGTCGTTAAAGTCGTTCTTCATTCCTTCTATGGAGTCACGGGTATCTTCGATAGCCTGACGCTGCTCCTTGTATTCTTCTGCTACTTCGTCCGCTATGGATTTTTCATCCTTCGATGCAAGAGTCAGTGCAGTGATAGCCGCAGTGAGCGCCACAACTCCGGCCGTTGCCGCTACTGCCGGATTGGCAAGCATGGCAAGGTTAAGCCCTTTGATCGCAAGGGTCGCGCTGTCAACGATCCCGGCTATCTTCCACGCTCCGAATGCAGCACCCACACCGGCGATCACCGGGGTCGCAGTCTTGAGCATAGATACCGCCGTGGGTATATTCTTCACAAGGAAGGAAACACCCTCGGCTCCGGTCTTGAATATTGGCGTAAGAGTCTCCTTTATCGCCGGCATCTGTTTGGTCACATATTGCACGGTATCTCTGAGTACCGGTGTCAGCTCCTCGGAAAGCCCTATCTTCATGCCGTCAACGGCACTGTCCAGGAGAGTCATGTCACCCTGGAGGTTGTCCACCATGGTCTCGCTCATGCCCTGAGCCGCGCCGTCGCAGTTTGTGATAGCCTCCGTCAGCTTGCTCACATCTCCCGGAGCGGCGTTCACCAGAGCCAGGAAGCCGGACATTGCATTCTTTCCCACAAGGGTCTCCGCCTGCTGTGCCTTCTCTGATTCTGTCAGACCGTCGAATGCTGCTCTTGTATCGCTGAGGATCTCCGAGAAGTCTCTCATAGAGCCGTCAGCGTTCTGAGTCTTCACGGTCACCTCTCCGATAGCGTCGCCCTGGATAGTAAAGTCGCTGGTGAGATTGGACATTATCGTTCTCAGCGCTGTTCCGGCCTGCGAAGCCTTGATTCCGGAATTCGCCATGATACCGATAGCCTCGGCGGTGTCCTCTGCGGAGTAGCCCAGTGATCCGGCAATAGGTGCAACATACTTGAAGGTCTCTCCCATCATGCTGACATTGGTGTTGGCGTTGGAGCTTGCCGCCGCAAGGACATCTGCAAAGTGCCCGGCATCAGAAGCGGTCAGTCCGAAGGCGGTGAGTGCGTCCGTCACGATGTCTGAGGTCGTGCCCAGATCCTCGCCGGAAGCTGCTGCAAGCGCAAGGATTCCGTCGATACCGCTGAGCATTTCCTCGGTCTTCCAGCCTGCCATAGCCATGTACTCAAAGGCTTCTCCGGACTGCGCTGCCGTGAATTTCGTCGTGGCGCCCATTTCCTTTGCCTTATCATTCAGCAGTTCCATTTCCCCGGCAGTTGCTCCGGATATTGCGCCCACACCGGACATCTGAGCCTCGAAGGTCATTCCCGTGTCGATAACATCCTTTGTGAAGTCCTTCAGAGCGCTTCCGGCAAGCCTTATACCGTCAGCCACCAGATTGGCTAGGACATCTTTCATCACCGTGTAGCCTTCGCTGGAGGTCTCTGCCTGTCTCCCGGCTTCTCTTGCTTCGTCACCAAGGTCTTCCACCTCATCGGCAGCGGAGTCAGATGCCCTCCGGAACTCGTCCACCTTACTCTCAGCTTCGTCAAGCTGTCTGCCGTACTTTTCCACCTCAGCTCTGGCATACTCAGTCTCGCGCTGGAATGCCCGGTAGGTCTCTTCGCCGATGTCGCCCTTCTGGAATTTCTCGTTGACCTGCTCCTGAGAATCCTCCAGGAGTTTCAGCTTTTTCCTGCTATCCTCCAGAGCTGTATTCAGGAGCTTCTGCTTCTGCTCCCACAGTGTCACAGAATCCGGCGAGGTTTTCAAAGCCCTGCCTACCTCTTTCAGCTCGGTCACAGTGTTTTTGCCGGCTTTTTCGATATCTTTCAGGGCTGTGTCCAGACCGGTGGTGTCCGCTCCGATCTTTATCGTCAGTCCTTTTATTGCATTACCCGCCACGTTTTCCGCCTCCCAGCTTAGCCCTCAGAGCACTGCGGTCGGGCTCTGTCCGGCTGTGATTATATGCCGATTCAAGGTAATCCCGTCCGGCTTCTGTTCTGCTGCAATTCCACACAACAGCATCATGCAGATAGCCATAGTAGTCGAACAGTTCCAGTTCTCCAACTTCCCGGAAGCTGAGAGCGGTATAGTCCGAGACCACCTTCACATCGCTGCTGTTGTTTACAAAAAACTCCCTGCGCTCCTCATCGGAAGGGGCACAGGGAGTCCTCAGTTTGGGTCGCTGTCGCGAACGCCCTTGATCCACTTGGGAAACTCCTCCATGAAGCGTCCCAGATCGTCTGTGGTGAAATTATCCTCGATGCAGCTCTCGTCAATTGTCAAACCCTCGTCGTTCCTGCTGCATATCTCTGCGATGCTGCGGAAGAGCTGAGGGTCATTCTTTGCGGCAAGGTAGCCCTTGTAGTACATCTTCACCGTAGGCGGCTGAATGTGCAGGACTGTGCCGTTATCCAGTGCGAATTCAAATCTTCTCATGGTTATTCCTCCTTAAAAAATCGCAGGCAGGATATGCCCTGCCTGCTTCATGGTGTTATCAGCCGTTCTGGGTCTCGGTATCTACATCATCCTCGTCCATAATGATGAGGCGCCCGTCGTCGAAGGGCTCGGCACTGATGTTCGGGGTTATGGTCGTCTCCTGACCGGGCTTGTAGGAAGCCGCAAAGCCGTTGACGTTCTTGCCGATCATGGTGTAGCGGACGTCGCCCTTCTCCTTGTCCTTGTGTACAGCACGGATAAGGTAGCGCTTTCCGTCGCTGTTGGTAACTCCGCCGATAAGGGTACGGCGCTTTCCTTCTGTCACTGTCACGGAAGCTGTGGGCACCAGCTTGCTGATCGTGTCACCGTTCCAGGTGATGAGTCCGAAGCTGATCGCTGCCGAGTCATCTGTCATCTCAGACCGGGAAGCCTTGCCGTCATCGGACTTGACGTTGTAGAAGGTGGTGGAGTATGTTACCTCTCCGCCGTCCTTAGTCCTGCCGATGTGGTTTGCTTCTGTCTCAATCACGTTGTCTGCGGGAATATCAGCGATAGCATTGCCGGTGAACTCCTGCATATAGATGTCAACTGAGCCAAGTGCAATGCGGTTGATCTCTTTTTTCATGGTTATTCCTCCTCTATGTACTGTATGGTTTCAAATGAAAACGATGTCATGAACATCTTCTCGCCGTCCAGATAGGTATCCGCCAGCTTCATTATCTCGGTGTCGCGGAAAAGCTCCTCGATCTGCCGTTCAAGCTCCGGACGCTTTATATCCGAGTACAGCTCAATGACGATGTTTGTTATGCGGATCATGTTGTATCCGTCCGCACCGCGGATCTCTGTGCCGCCCTCGTAGTATACCATGAACGGAAGCACCTGAGGCTTCCTGAACATAAGGTAAGCCACAGGGATCTTCAGAGAGCACAGTTTCTCATATATTTCAGCAAGCTCCATTCATAGCTCCTTTATCAGTTTTTCCGCCTTCTGCTGGGCGTGCTTGTTTACTATGCTGATGTGAGGTATGGCTCGTGAACGGGTCGTTCCGTCCCGTGTCAGGTGACCGTTTTCAAGCAGATGAGTTAGCCGGTAGTGCTTTCCCTTCACATAGACCGTCACTTCTATCAAGCCGCGCTCCTTGTCTATGCGGTATGTCCAGCTTCGCTTATATGCACCTTTCGGGGTGCCGGTATTCTCACCGGCATATACAGGAGCCAGTTCCTTTATCTCGGAAACAGCTTCCTCACCTATTTCTTTGATGCCTTCGCCGACCTTTTCCCTGATCTCCTCAGTGTAGCCTTTACAGTAGTCCGCAAGGGTCTGAGCAAGCTCATCCGGAGTGATGATATCAGACATCCCCTGCACCTCCTCCCCGGTACTCTGCCCGGATAACGAGTTCTCTGTGCTGCTCCATATAGTCGTCGATGTGCTTCACATCGTAGGTATCTCCGTTGTAGACAATGCGGATATCCGGCGCCTTTTTGCCGCTGAGCTTTTTGGTGTAGCGTATCTTGAAAACCATATCGTCCTGAGCGTTGACCTGAGCAGCAGCATAGTATTCCTTACCGCCTACACAGTTCACCTCAGCCCAGGGACGGAAAATAGTCTGCCAGACTGCGCGGTCGTTGCCGATCCTGTCCTTTCCGCTGACAAGTGCCTGTATCTCGATCTTTTTGTTGTATGCCATAGCATCACCCTACATGATTGACGGCGTACATGGAAAGGATCGTTTTCACAGCCGGCGCTACCTGCTGATGAAGGCTGAGAGTGTAGCTGCGCTGGGTGAACATATCGTTCACAAGCACACAGAGAGCTATTGCAAGATCCTCGTGCTGGTCGATCTCCTCGTCCGTCAGACTGGTCTCGCCCTTGATGAAAGCCTTTGCAGCCGGAATGAGAAGCTGACCGATGATGTCGTCGCTGTCCTCATCGGAAATGCCGCAGTAGTCCTTGACGATCTCCGCAGTAATTTCGCTGATCTTCATATTTTCGCCGCCTTTCGTATGTATTCAGCGGACAGGTTCACCCTGCACGCTGGTCATAGCTTATGATGCCTTTATCTTCAGAACTGCCAGCTTCTGTTCATCGGTGATCTTGCTGTCAAACTCGAACCAGCAATCGATACCGATAGCGTGCTGATCGTGGTACATTTCTCTGAGGATCTCAATGCTGATATCCTCACGGAAGTTTACAGAAAGGCCGCTGTAATCGCCGTAGAGAACAGCCAGCTTATTAGCAGCAATGCCGTCCATATTATCAGAAAGATATACAGGCTTTCCAAGGAGTCTGTATGGGAACTCGGACGATACATCAGGCTCAATGAGCGGCCTGTCGTTTTTATCCTTAAGCTGCTTGATAGCTGTAAATGTGGCTGAATTCATTGTCCAGCAAGCGTTCTTCTGATGCGCCTGCTTTACAGCTGCCTGGACAGCGATGAGATCATCAAGAGCAATAGCACCGGCTGTACCTGTTGTAACGATGTTGGACGTCTTTGTTGCACCCTCTGCTGCATTGGAGCCCGAACCCTTAAGGAGTTCGCCTTCGAGGAACTGTGCAGCCTTTTCGGCGATCTTGCGGATAACGAATGCTGTAACATTGACCGCAGAGCTGTTGATAACGCTCTTGCCTACAAGCACGAGAGCACCTGCAAGATAGCCTCCGAGGTCAACTGACACGAACTTACCGCTGTCTGCTGTAAGCTTGGTGAACTCTGTTGCATATCCGACGGTTACATCGTGAGTGCTGTTTGCTTTAGTCCACTTGGGTATCTTAAGATTTCCCTTTTCGTGGTAAACTTCAGCACCGGCGAGTATAGGACAGATGTCCTTGATCTCATCAAGTATCCTCTTAGCAATAGTTGTAGGAATGATCGCGCCACTGTTGTTAGTCCAGTCAACATTCTGCTCGCCGGCTCTCATCTCCTCGACCTTGCCGCAGATGAATCCGAGGAAGGCTCTCTCCTCCAGCTCCTCCCTGGTGGGCTGGGGATCCTTGGCTTTCTGGAGATCAGGTGTGTGGAACTCCGTCAGCTTCTGAGCACGCTCCTCAGCCTTGATAGTGGCATCAAGCTGCTTGATCTCTGCCTCGGTCTCGTCGAACTTCTTGTTCTCGTCCTCGGTAAAGGCTCTGTCCTCGTTTTTGGCTGCCTCGATCATGCTGCTGAGCAGCGCTGCGAGAGCTGTCCTTCTTTCGATAAGCTTTTTCATTGTTTTTCCTCCTTGTATTTGGTTATAAAAATAGCACCCGGTGGGGTGCTTTTCGGTGTGATTTGTGTGCAGTCGGCTGCACAAGTGGGCAAAAGATAACCGCCTTGTTACGGGCGGTTTATCTCTGTGTTTCTTCGAGCATTGCAGTAAACATATCATCAGGAGTTTCAAAGTCCTCCGGATAATAAAGATCTCCGTCTTCATTATCGGTCTCTGATCTATAATTCATGCCCAAGCAGTTAAATGCTTTTCCATGCAGTATGAAAATCGTCATTTCCAGACCGTCAGGAAGAGAAAAAACGGTATCATTTCCGACTTTATCGGCGGTATAGATTTTACTGAACTTTTTTTCAAGAAATGACTTAGTATCGTTTAGATAATTATCATTTGATCGGATTTCCGTCCATGTCATACCGATTATCTCCTTTCTTTCCGCATGATGCTTTCCAATAAGCGCCGCGATGATGGCTTTTTACTGCTGGATGATACTGAAAATATCCATCTTTTAGAAAAGCTGTGCGGTATCCGCCGCCCTTTTCAAACGGAACATTTTTCAGACTTGATTTACCTCCAAGAGGCTTAACAGTATATCCGAGTTTCTCAAGATTTTCCTTCATTGATTTTGGAGTGAACTCAGATAGGGCTTTGTGATTATCAATAATCGTGCCAATGATTTCTTCTGACGTAGTTCCGCTTTTGAAAGCTTGAATAATAGCACGCTTTCCCTCTGATTCAATTATACCACTTTCCCCGGCTTTGTCAACCTTTTTTGCTGACTTCCCGCCGCCCGGACTGCCGCTGTCTCCGATCAGGATATGCCTGCCGTTCTTTGTGATCCAGCCGCGCAGTTCGGCAGCTCTTCACTCGTATTCCAGCATTTTCAGCCTGTTTTCGTACTCGGAAAGATCGGGCTTGTTCCCGATAACGAGCTCCGGTTCTGTGCAGATCGCACGCTGTTCGATGTAAACATCGCCCTCAGCTCTGACCTCCACGGAAGTGGCAGCATAGCAGGGAACCTTGTCCTTGATGAGGGAGATGTGGTCAAGGTCAAGGTGCTTGACGTGTCGTATGGGCAGCTCGTCCTCGCCGCGGCTCTCCATTTCGTCCTGGACGTTGTACATACCGAAGGACCAGCCTCTCAGCTTGCCCTTCCTTGCCATTTCAATGACTGTCTCGTCAGTGATGAGCACATCGGCGTGAAGTCCGATAGCGTCCTCTTTCAGGACGAGAGTGCCGCCTGAGGTAGAGGCGTAGGCGTGTCCGGCATCGTGGTCGAGCTGAACGGTTATGTTGCCGTTCTTCTTTATCGCCTCATCGAAGGCACGCTCCTCGATAGTCTCCAGCACCTTGCCCCTCGGTGTTATCACAGGCCTGCTCAGCTTGCCGGTGACATTGACATAGCCGTTGATGTGGAGCCCATCGGCTCGTATTTCCATTCTCATTATATCAGCTCCTTTGGGTATAAAAATAGCACCTTTGCAGGTGCTTTTGCGTATTTTGCATATTTGTGCAGTTAACTGCACAAAAGGGATAGAAAAACCGCCTTGTTTAAGGGCGGTTTAATCAATATCAATGCCGTTTTCAATCAGTGCCTTTTTAGCTAATGTTGCATTGAAACGGTTTTCATCAATATCGGGATTATCAAAAATATTAAGAATCGGGTCGTTCGGGTCGTAGGGCTCATATTTTTCAAGAACTGACTTGAAAAATATAATATCATCCTCGCTTAGCATTTTTTTCTTCGTATCTGATGCCATACTTGCTCATTCCTTCCCAAATCTTTTTCTCGTCCATTTTCCCGCCGTTGCTTATGATGTGCCTCAATGCTCCGACAAAATTGAAGTCAGATGTTTTTATCATTGTGTAAACACTGCCTTGATTTCCAACTACAACAAGCCCGATGTTTTTATCATCGTTGATGAACTTTTTAACATCTCTTTGAGAAAATGTCTCCCCACTTGGATGATTATGAATAGAAACATAAGGTTCATCAAGCACTATAGCCTCGACAACGCCCGCGCCGGCTTCTCCCTTTTGTTTCTTGCTTTTCAGTGTTTCAACGTTTATCGAGATAGTTTCTTCAGTTCCGACAGTGTCATACTGTAAATCCGTCAGTATTTCTCGACACTTGTCGGTAACAGTCTTGTTCAGTTCATCAGATTCAAAAGCCGAAACACTCGGAACACTGTTGATAGCGTTCTTCGTTATCCTCAATTGTTTACTGTCACTGTCCTTATATCCTATTTTACCACTTTTCTCAGATTTGTCAACCTTTTTCCCGGCTCTTCCGCCGCCTTTTGAACCTCCGCCGGACTTGCCGTCACTTATGCTGCCGTTAAACTGTCCTTTTTCTCCCCGGATAGGGATACGTCCTCTAAGTTCGGCTCTCTCCTCCCCGGTAAGCAAGTTCTTTGTCTGCCCGGTGTTGGGGGTGAAGGCGTCCATTGTCTGAGGATTGAGGAGAACGTCCTGGAGTCCCAGCTTGACAAAGTTGAATCCGAGAGGCTCATAGTCCTCTTCCCGGCGTATCTCGTCTATCTGGAGGATATTGTTCCGGACAGCTATCTCGTAGGCGTCATAGCGCTCCTTCATGCTGCCCCGGGTCAGCTCCTTGGTATCGAATGCCCAGTAGTAGCCCTGCTCCTTCTCCGACTCCAGCAGAAGAACGTTGTCCAGCTCCGTTTCGATCTGGTTCAGCAGTGCTATCACCGCCGAGATGAACTTCTTGTTGTCATCATCGGAAGCGCCGCCGTCAATGACCGTATGAGGGAAGCCGAACAGCTTGCAGATCTCGATGCTGTTGGTCTTCTTGTTTTCGTTCATTTGCAGCTCTGCCGCCGTTGAAGAGATTGCCTCGAAGTCGATGCCCTCATTGAGAACTACCACCTTGTTGTGCTTCTCCTTGTTGTCGTAGATACGGCTGTAGCCCTCCTTGATCGCGGCTATTGCCTGGTCAGAGAGCTTGTTCTTTGATTTCAGAAATCCCGGCTTACAGCCACCGCTGGAATTCATCATATTCTCCAGCTTCAGGGCGTTCCATGCTGCGGAAAGTATCTGTGCAGCCTCCTCCTGGAGTGGGATATTGGTGTAGCCGTCCCTTGTTCTTCGCAGGAGCTTCAGGAACTGGAAGTCATAATAGCTCTGACCGCCTACCTGCACCCGGAACGCCTTGAAAATGGGGTCTGTGTTGGAGATGATGCTAATGTTCCGGCTGTCCACATAGTGCAGACTTTCCGTCCTCAGACCGCTGGTGTTGACGTAGATCCAGGCACCGCGTCCGAGGTAGTAGTCCTCCACAGCCGCCTTCCACATATCCACCGTGCTCAGAGTGTCCCCTGTGCTGCCGTTGAGCAGCTTTATCCGGGGATCGTCGTATATCTCCCGTACCTGTTCTTCCTCTTTGACATAGAGCCTGACAGGGAGCCGTGAGATCGTTTCGCTGATCTTGCTGATGCACGCTGAAACTGTGGGAATGCTCAGTGCTGCCTCTCTGGTCAGCTCCCCTGTGATGCCGAAGAACGTCAGAATGGTATTCTCAGCGTTCTGAGCAGTGTCCGCACGGATCTCCTGCTTCTTTTTCCTTCTGAAAAGTCCTATTGTTACCACTTCCTTTCATAGTCTGTATTCATGTTTAGCACACCTGACAGCCGAAATCGCTCTCGATAGCGTCCAGAACGTTCACCTGCAAGAGATACAGGGCATTTATCAGCGATACTACCATGTCCACCTTGCCGGCGGACTTCTTCTTGTTGACGTACTGATTGAGATTTGTGTCCCTGGTGCAGCGGGCGTTCTGGAAGTTGATCTCCAGCAGCTGGTTCTCGAAATACCGGAACTTCCTGCTGAGAATATGCTCTCTCAGCAGCTTTGTGGGTCTGTGGAGAACGCTGCTGTGCTGGCGTATCTCCACGCACTCGATAGGATCCTCCGCTGCTTCTATCTTCTGGACTGTTGAGAGAGCGTTCCAGCGGTCGAAGCCCAGCTGTTCAACGATCTCCACACCGTATGTCTCCTTGACAGAGAGGATAAACCGCTCCACGAAGCCGTAGTCTATGACCTCGTCGCCGCAGTCGAAGCAGACACCGCTTTCAATGAGCTTCCTGTAGTCCACCTTCTCCCGGTGGGACTTCTCCTCCACACGGTCAGAGGGGACAAAGCCCCAGACCTTCGCCCATATGGTTTCGGTCTCATCGTCGTATGTCACCATAGCAACTGAGGTATTGTCATCGGTCTGAGAGAGGTCAAGTCCAAGATAGACCCGGCGTCCCTTCCAGAAATCCAGGTCCTCAGGAGCCTTGCACAGGCGCACCTTTGTGATGTCCACAAAGCCCTCAACGCCCAGGCTCTTGTAACGGATATTCAGGTGCTTGCAGAGGAAGTTCTCACGCTTGTTCTCGTACTCGATAGCCTTCCTGCGCTTGCTGCAAAGGGTCTGGAAGAGCTTCTCCGAGGTATACGCACGGGGATTTGCCTGATAAATGGCAAGGTCAGCAGTCTTCCAGGCGTCGCCTGTGCAGAATTCGCTGTCCGGCTCATAGAGCAGAGCGAAGACAGGCTCGCTGTGGTGAAGACGGTCAATGAACTTCTTGGCATCGTCGATCTCGTCGATCATGGCGTTGTTGTCGTTGGGGTACTGCGTAGAGATGATGATACCCAGCTTCTCCGAGAGGTTGATCTGTGAGGAGCGCATTGCTTCTATGGGATAACCGTCCATTGCTCCGCTCTCATCGGCAAGGAACATATTTGCAAGGCGTCCGTCCATCTTGTCGTTGGAGTAGGCAAGAGGAGTATACTCAGACTCGGTGAGCCTGCACCGTATCTCCTTGCGCAGGAGCTTGAATATCTTCCCGTCATTGAGACAAGGGCTGGACTTGATGATCTTCTTGACCGCCACCTGGAGCTCGCTTGAAAGCGCAAGATCAGGCGCTACACTGAAAAAGCGGCTGAACTTCGGCTCGGTCAACAGACCGATGATGAAGATCACCGCAGCAGTGAAGGTCTTGAAATTCTTTCTGGCTATCTCCAGCAGGCCAGTCTCGTAGTACCGGCAGTTGTCGCTCTGCCGTCTGGTGCAGAAAATGGCATAAATAAAGAGAACCGCATAGTCCTCTAATCCTTCATACATTGAACATCCCAGGTCAGGGTGGATAATGAGCCGCAGCAGCTTGGTGATCTTCTTCCAGCTCTTCTCGCTGACGTAGACCTCAGGAGCTCCGCCCTGGGCTATTTCCAGCCAGAGCACCGCCTGGCGCTTTACATACACGCCAACATAGCGGTTGTCCGGCTCTGCACACCACAGAGCATACTTGTACGCCCTGCTGTCCTTTACTATGTCAATTTCCGCCAGCTCCTTTCCTGTGCAGTTGACTGCACAAATGGGTAAAAGAAAACCGCCTGATTACTCAGACGGTTTAATCGTTGTTAATACCACATCACAATTCTTTCGCTCGGGATTTCTTTTCTCTTACCATACCTAAGCTCCTCAAGCGTTCTTATAAGCCCATTAGCAGCCATTCGGCAGTACATTGGACCATATTCGGCAATTTCTTCGGACTTATATTCTTCTGTGTTGATATCAAGTGAAATATGTGCTGCTTTATTGCTGCTTTCAGGAATATAATCAGCTTCAATACTATCCTTGTTTTTTACGATGTTTACTAGTTTTAGCATAATACTCCCTACTTTCTTTAGCGTAGTTATACTTTTTCTCCGTAATATGATGCGCAGCTCCCTGCGAATAGCCATCTCTCATAAGATCGCTTTCCATTTTCTCATGTTTCAACAATGTCAGGTCATGTTTTTGAATATTCTTTCCGTCAATAAGTCTTTGCCACGACTGCGCCATTGCGTAACTTGGATAAAAACGTTCAGTGACATCACCGCCGAGATCATGTTCTTCAATGAAAACATGATTCTTTATCTGTAAAATATCTTCCTCGCTGAACTCGGTATTCTTTGCTATTTTGCTGACATCTGTTTTCATCTTTCTAACAGATTCATAATACTGCTCAGCGTGTTTTTGCGCTTCCTTACTGTCAGGAGAAAGTGCACCGCTTATTGCTCCTGACTTTATTATACCACTTTTACCATCTTTGTCAACAGCCTTTTTCGCACCGGCTCCTCCGCCGGTGCTGTAGCTGCCGGCAAAGTAGCCGTGGTCGCCTTTTATCCAGTGCCGTGCTCGTATTTCAAGCCATTCCTGCTCCAGCTTTATGAGCCTGAGCCTGTAGCCGGCATAGTATGTCCTCAGGTCAATCATCTTCGCTCAGCGCCTTTATCAGTGGATTCTCTTCCTTTGCCTGGATCCCCAGGTTGCCCATCTTCGCCCTGCTCTGAGGACTGAGACACAGCTCATTGCAGCACCGGAAGAAGGAGCGTGTATACTTGTCCTTGGCGCTCATCAGCGTCTGACTTGCGATCTGCTCAAAGTGCTCGTTTATTTGGCGCTCTATCTCCTGCATTCGGTCAAGAGCTATGCAGCACTCCGTCAGGACGTATATATCAAGATTGCCGAGGATCTGACTGGCAGCCAGCTCCCCGACAATGAACCGGAAGATCTTCTTTTGTGAAGGCGTGAGATACCTGGGCGGCTTCAGCTTGTTGGCGCTGCCTCTGAGCTTTTCCTCCACGCTCAGCTTGGACGCTTTTTCTGACTCGGTCAGGTGCTTTGCAGTGGTCTTGGCACTCATTGCAGGTCTTGCCACGGTGTCACCAACTTTCATTTAGGGAAAATTTTATTTGCAGAGGGGGGCGTCATTGGATAGGGGCTTCTCCTGATTTTCCGCTGACCCTCCGGGGGGACCCCCAGAGACCAGCCGGAGCAGATCAGCCGCCCTCAGCTCCCCGCTCTCAGCCGCTTCGTGGTGATAACGGCACAGCGAGATCAGATTTTCGTCCGCCAGACGAAGCTCCCAATTCGTTTTCAAAGGGCGTATGTGATGCACTGAAAGCTCTTTGTTATTCAGAGGTGTAGTCGTACCCGGCAGACGTGCCAGACACGCCCTGCACAGATACCTGTCACGGCGAAGGATATGCTCACGTTTGAGCTTCCAGTCGTAGCTCCAGCGAAAACGGTCTTCTCTGCTGCCGCGCTCCTGTGTGAAGCGCTGCGGCTTTTTCTCACACACAAAATTCTTCTCGTGGATCTTGCCGCAGTATGGACAGGCTTTCTTCATTTGTCACCCTCCTTTCTGCAACAGAAACGCCCTCCCGAAGGAGAGCGCAACTGCAAAGGTATTCATCAATGGGCGTGTGTGTTGGTTGTTGGTTGCAGAGACCGGACTCGAACCGGCGACTTCAAGGTTATGAGCCTTGCGAGCTTGCCGCTGCTCTACTCTGCCAAAGGACGACCGGCTCACGCCTGCCGGTCAAAGCAAGGAAAGTTATTGTGTAGAACAAAAGAAAGGAGACACAGAAAGAAGGCGGAGGCAAGGGAGCCCGAAGAAAGGACTCCCGAAAGCCGTTTAGCTTTTCCGCCTGCTTTCATAATTCTCATTGTACTCTTATTTTTCCAAAATGCAAGGGGCAAAACGGGGGTAATCGGGGTAGCAGTTAGAAAATTCAGCGAGAGCCTTGCTGTGTAGTTCTTTCCGAACGTATTCGACGCCTTTGTCCAGCTCTTCGGAAATCTCTTCCCAAGTCATTCCGTTTATGTACTTGTTGAAAAGGAGTCCTGAATAGGTGCTGTTTGGCATTTTTCCTATCTGCTGAGAAGCAATGAGCTCAAAACGCTTAAATTCTGCAACCATTACTTTGAGTTCTGTTTCTAAATCTACAGCTTCATCGACGTTATCCGTTATCTTGTTGCCTTCGCTGTTCCCACGCTGATCTGTGAGCTTAGCAGATATGTCTGAGGCTCTTTCCTCGCAGTCTTTTATCTTCCTTTCCATTGCTCGTATCCTCACTCTCATATCAGGAAGATGCTCCAAGTATTCTTTAGCCGTCATGGTCTTATCGCCTCCACCCTGTATATCTCTTCCCGGAGCCCGTTACGGCGCATATACTTCAGCGCTGCGCCGAATGAGCTGAACGACCTGATCCGGAACAGTGACTTGTGGATATATGCTCCGGTCTGGTCGTTGCGGATGACGAAGCGTGTGCCCTCCGGGAAGCTCAGATCACGCTGCATTTTTCTCCAGTCATTCATCGTCCCGCTCCCTTCCCAGGAAGAAAGCCGATGTAAAGAACCCAAGCCAGAAGCCGATCATAGCGGTCACGGCTCCGGCGAAGAAGAGATCAAGCATTATTGATACCTCCGTATTTCATCATTTGGTTTATATCTACGTTTTATCTCCTCCTCAGCTTCTTCCAAGGAGAGAAATATCGTTTTTCCGATGTCTTCTGTGAAATAGTCGAGAGAATTTGGAGCAGCGTCGGGTAAGAGAAACGGAAACTTTACCCTAAGATGAAGCTTGGTTGAGCTTTCAGTAAAAAAGCCGCTTATCGCTGCAATATTAGTTTCGTACAAGCTGACTCCTCCGGTAGTATGTCGGAACAGTACATACACTTTATCTCCTGGTAAGCATGGTACATTTAGTTTAGGCATTGTTAGCACCTCCGTCCTCCTGCATCTCGTCACGCATTACAGCTTCCAGAGCGGCACCAAGAGTAGCGAAATCTGCAATGTATCTCAGGTCTTTGCAAGGTGGCTCGATCTCTTCGAGAATAAACCTACTCTCGCAGCGTCCGATCCTGTAGCTGTGACCTTTGCTGTCGACCAGCCATTCCTTGCAGTCGGGTATGTACCTTACTTTCATCAGTATTCACCTCGCAATAGTGCTTCCTCGGCTAATAGATACATTTGATTTCTTGTTGGGTAGCCACAACAACCGCGCAAATGAATGCATACCCAGACTTTGCAAAACTCACACGGTAATCCAATTGCCTCCCAGTAATCTTCAAGTGTTTTCATGGTCATTCCTCCTCAAACGCCTCGACTTCAAGATCGTCGTCAGTTAGTATTAACTCTGGATTTCCTATAACGAGAGCTTCTGCCTCTTCAAGGCTTTCAGACTCTACATAGACTGTGCCAACGATTTCAACTCTGTATCTTTTCATCACTCGCACCTCCCGCAACCTTCCCGATCTTATCCCTGAGCTCGTCGCACTTGTCCTGATCCTGGTAGTTAGCGAAGAACGCTCTCCGCAGTATCGGCAGGCACTCCCGGAGAAGCTCCCTGAGCCGGTCGTTTTCCTTGACGAGCGCTCCCATGTAGAGCATATCTGTGTCACTCATTTTCCCTTACCTCCTTCATGATCTCTCGTATCTCCTGCAAGCTCAGCTCCCGGCAGTCCTTGCCTGTGCGCATCACTGACAGCGGACAGCTCAGACAGTGTATCTGCTGCGAGCAGACTTGTTCACGACTTTTCATTTTTTCAGTCCTTTCACCAATTCACAGCATCGTCAACAGCTTTCTGCTGTTGTTCCTGTGACTGACGCAGATATATCTGTGTTACATTAACACTTCCGTGTCCGAGCAGATCGGCAAGAAGTGCGATATTGTTGTTGCGTTTCAGGAATTCAATTGCAAAAAAATGCCTGAACGCATGAGGATGCATAACTTCTTTCGGAATATCAAAAGTTCTTCCGAATCTATGTAGTTGCTCTGCAACTCCTCTTGATGTCAAAGGTTTTCCATTCCGATTTTTCATAATAATTTCATTTTCCTTAAACTCTGCTATATATGGGATAAGCTCTTTTCTCAGCGATTCAGGAAAATATATAGTCCTCATGTGAGCTTTAGCGTGCATTGTGACACTGCCCGAAACGATATCCTTCTTGGTTACCCTTAGTGCTTCCGATATTCTCATTCCTGTCTTTGCAAGCAACAAGACGTTATAGTACCATCGCATATTATTTTCAGCTTTCAGCCCACTTATAAGCCTTTCGTACTGTTCCGTAGTAATAACGTTCTCTATATACGTTTTTTTAGGTTCCTTGATATGCTTACAGGTCATCGGTATTCCTTTGTACTTGCAATACTTCAGTACAGCTGTTATTCTGTTGTTTACGGTCTTAGGTTTCCAACGTTCCATAAGATTTTTCTTAAAAACAATAATATTCTGCTTGGATATATCATCGAACATTCGGGAATACTGTGTGATACCCTGAATATATCCCTCTATGGTATTGGGCGATAATTCTTCCTCATAAAGGTAGTTTCTGAAACCGTCTATATCTACCATTGCTTTGCTTTCCTCCCTTTGTAGAAAGCGTCACGCCACGCTTTCCAGTATGTTTTATCCCCTTTCATCGAATAATCAGACATTTTCTTCGCACAGGCATTGCAAGCACGTCCGTGATGCTGCTTATCTTCTATAGGAGCACCGCAGAAAACGCAAAGGTTGTTCTGCTCACGATATTCAGGTATAAGCCCCCTTTCGTGACGTTCACGCTTCCTTTTCTGTGCCATTTCCTTTGAATGACGCTTAGCTTTTATGCTGTGCTCATAGCAGTATAGCCCATGAGTTGCCGGTCGGGAACATCTGACACATATCCCATTAGCCTTATGTTCCTTGTAAAGCTCCCTGCGGCGTGCCTGATATTCGTGTGCTTTAACGGAATCATACCTTTCGATATTTGATAAAGCTATTTTTTCAAGGCATTTTGCACAAAATTTTCTGTTTGGAATCTGTTTTGCTTTCTCGCACTTATGGCACAGTCCGTGCTTATCAAGCAATGCGAGCCTTTCCTGATTTGTCATAGTCTATCTTCCTCTCATACCAATTGCGAAGTTTTTCAAACAGCCGTCCCTCTTTATCAGCGATATATACATAATGATTTCTGTCGGCTATCTTTTCGCTCCCCCAGAATCTGAGTGGATCAGCGGCTTCTTCGTATAGTGCGTTTAGTATGTCTTCGATTTCTTTTTCTTTTTTCGATGAATTCAAATATTCGGATTTAAGTAGCGGAAATATTTGCTTAGACAAGTTCTTATATTTCTTATATGATTCAGGTGTGTATTTTAATGCACCTATCGCTTTGAATTTATCATACAATGCTTCAAGATCCCTCATGCATTCCCCTTCCTTTCTTTTTCATACTGCTCCACCTCATCGGCTCCACGCCACTTGTAGTCGCAGTTTCTAAAGCCGTCGCCGTCCTTGTAGGCGTTGCACAGCGGCAGTCTTGCGCAGCTCTTGCAGTCCTGAGCTGATGTTCCCAGCCTCCGGATCGTCTCTGCGGCTTTTCTGAGTATCTCTTTCATGTCAGACCTCCCTGAAAACCACTCTGCCGTCCTGACAGTAAAGATGCTTGAACAGCTTGCGCTTGATGATGTAGTCCTTTGTTCTCATGCCCTTGACGTCCTCCACCACTGTGAGACCGTTCTCACAATACTGGAAGTCCGCTATGTACTTGCAGCTGCGCTCTGAGGGCGAGCCTTTGTATTTTCCTGCCGGTATCAGCTCATACTCAGGCTGCACCAGCAGTCCGCTTATCAGACCTGCACGGAGGAGCAGGTGAAGCTCATTGCACCTGACTGCCTCCTTCCTGCTGTCGTGAAGATGTCCGCTGCCGCAGGTTGATTTTCTGCTTCCGTATTTCATGACCTTCTCCTTTCAGAACTTGTTGATAAGGGATTCATATTTTGCCAGGCTGTTTTTCTCAACGCCGTCCTGCTCCAGCCATTTCTTCACTGTTCCCGGAAGATCACTCAGAACAAGAGACTTGCTTGCATACCAGTTTCTGACCCGTGAAGCGTACTTGTCAACAATGTCCTTTCCGTATTCTGCTTCGAGGTCGGAGAGCGTGGGCGAAGCCCCTTTACTCTCCTTTACTTTACTTTCCTTTACTTTACTTTCCTTTGTTGGTCGTTCGGGGAGAGAATGACCATTTTCGGGGAGAGAATGACCATTTTCGGGTATAACGATAAGACCCTCGCTTTCTTCTTCGCTTAAAAGCCAGAGTTTGCCTTCAACCTCTTTGAATGACCGCTTTTGAATAGCGACAATGTAACGTCGCTGGATACCCCTGCTCGTTAAAATTCCCTCCCTATCAAACAGCCTCTTATCAAAGA